GCCCGCGTTGTGAATGACCTGGTAAACGAGACCGCGTTCAGCAAACAAGAGGTAGCCGAACTGCTTCGCGACCTTGAGCGGAGCGGCGAGTTGGCATGCGAATATATACAGATCAACCCGACCGGCCCAAAGACTGCGGTTTATCGACGGGCTACAAAGCCCGTAAAATCTTAATTGACACCCCTCGACGTAGTTAAAAGCTAAAAAAAATTATTCTTGCCCTCGTGAACGCGGGGGCATTTTTGTTGTTGGACGCTGCCATCAACTGCCGGCAGAAAACAATCTTCAATCAACCCGCCATTGAAGCGACGAACGACACTCCCGCGTTCTGCTTTACAAGGAAATTATGCGGACCTTTACCGACAACGAGATCCTATCGCGGACCGAGCGGCTGGAAACGTTCCAGGGCTGGAAGCGTGGAGCTTACAGCATCTGGGTGCGATCCTCGGCGGATCAATACGACGCGTTCGATGACAAGAATTTTGTCTATTGGTGCGAGAAAGACGGCGAGCGTCCGGCGTTCGTCATGTCGCGAAACGGCACGACCAACGCAGGATCTTACGGCCTAAAGCGTTTTCGCGAATATAACCGGCTCGGATGTGCGGTGCTCAAGGGTGATGTGATCGTCTACGGCTACGCGGTCAAAGGTTTTCACAAGCGGAATCCGCGAAATCCTGCATACGTGCAGGCGAAATCGTGGCCGTACTTTCGCGACAACAATCAGAATGACCGAGCCGAAGAGATCGGCCCGGAATATCACGACATCATCGGTGCGAACGACCACCGTGCGGGGCTCAATTCGACAGTTATCAAAAACTGGTCGACGGCCTGCATGGTTACGGCGAACGCGGCGAAGTACAACCGTTTCCTCGACTTCATGCAGAGCAAAGGATATCCCGCTCTCAATCAGGTGATCCTCAAGGAAGCAAATATCTAGGAGACATTTTATGAACTTCGAATTTTTAGGAAGAATCTTTGCGTGGCTGGCGGCGATCAATGGCATCGTGACCGCTGCGATCCTGGCGTTGACGCCGCTCGCTGACGGCAACCCGTATGTTGCAAAAGTGCTGGTTGTGCTCGCACTAGTGACCAACATAATCACGCCGTTTCTGCCGCGTGCTCAGGGCAAACTCGATCAGGTGACCAAGCGATGAGCAAATTCGGCAAATTCAAAGAGATCCTTTCGATCGGTTCGGCTGTAGCAAAACCGTTCGTGCCGGGATCTGTGGGGAAAGTTCTTGATGCGGTCAACGGTCAGCTTGAAAAAGGCGGGGCGTCGGCTGCATCTAGCGACGCGATCAAACAGCTCGCCGCCGATAACGACGAGCAGACCGCCGCGATACTCGCTCTTCACGAACGCGTGAAGGCTCTCGAAGCAAAGCAATGAGATATACATGAGGCCATCGGATCGAAAACTAGTCTTTCGCATCGGCGGCCTCACGATCATCGCGGCCGCTTTGGCGTTTGTTGGATGGCTCGCATGGATGATAGTTGCAGCATTCATCACCGTAGTGCTCGAAATCAAATAAACAAATGATCTCGATCTATTCAAATATCAAAAAGAATATGCCAAACACTCCCCAAAATTCTCTCTGGCATTGGTTGACTCCGATCCTGATCTCGATCGCCGTAACGGGCGGCGGCATTGCTATGTTCGCGGGCGGGCTTAATGCCCGGATGATCGAGGTCGAAAGTAAAAATGCGAAGTTCGACGACCGGCTGCAGCGGATAGGCGACAAACTCGACAACCTCGCAACAAAAGACGACCTCAGGGAATTCAAACAGGACGTCAAGGAACGCATCGCGACGAAAGGAAAGTAAAACATCATGGCGAGATACAGAATTTATAACGGACCGATGCCGACGACGGCGGCTCAGGCAGTGGTTACAACCGGGACAAGCATTAAAACCTTGCTCCAACTGAAGCCATTTAACCAGCTAAAGATCAACGCCTGGGGCATTTCGTTCGACGGTTCGGCAGCGGCAACGCCGATCAAGTGCGAACTGCTCGAAACCGGCACGGTATTCGGCACGGTCACTGCGTCGGCTGATGCGGACGTGGTCAAACTCGACGGCACTGATCAGGCGGTCGCATCGGTTGCGGGGCTTACACTCGGCACTTCGGCGACCGGCTATACCTGCACATCTGAAGGGTCGATCACGGTAACGCGAATGTTCGACGCTCAGCTCGTCGCTCCGACTAATCAATACATTTACCAGTTCCCGCTCGGCCAGGAGCCGGTCTGCGTGATCGGGAACGCGACCCGCATTCGAGTCACGGCCGGAGCGGCGGTCAATGCGTATGCGTGGATCGAATTTACTGTCTAATGGCCATTGCGTTAATAAATTCTTCTGGCAAGATAGCCGCATCAGGGCCGTCAAATGGCTCGAATTGTACTTTTAACGCTACTGGTTCCAATCTCGTTGTGTCTGGCGGGGCACAGGGCAATTTTGGAAGCGGGGCTCTTGCAGCAATTACACCATCGGACTCTCTTACCAATACGTGGACTTCATTAACTAAGCGTGAGGGTTTTACCTCTTGGCGTTCTGCCGCACAACTATTTTACGTTCTGAGTCCGTCTGTGGGTTCGGGGCAAACTTTTAACGTCAGTTCCAGCGATAACACGGCAATCGGGGCGGCGGGTTTTAGCGGGGTAGCGGCGTTTGGGGCTGAATCGGCAGGCGGCACATCTGCGGGTACGACTACACAGCCGGGAAGCCTTACGCCAAGCGAGGATGGCTGCCTTTTGATTGCGTTTTTATGCTATTGCCGAAATACAGGCGATCCAACAGTCACGATCGATAACAGTTTCACGATCCTTTATCAAGGAGCCTCGAATGGACAGTATGTCGCGTGTTTCGCCTATAAGGTGCAAACGACAGCGGCAGCGATCAACCCGACTTGGACGCACGATAACGATTTTGGCAGTTCCGTTCCATCGGTCTCTACGATGGCATATTGGACACCTGCTGCATCAGCCACACTGCCAGGGCCTCGCAATTATCGGCAAGCCGTTAAGAGAGCAAGTTTTTATTAAATGGCACGTCACGGACGCACATTTCCGATCAAAGCACACTTTCGGCGGCCGCCGGTGGTGGCTCATAACTATTCGCAATCGCTTGCGGGTACGTTGACGCCATCGGGTGCGGTGACGCGTGCAGCGGCGGCGACGAAGGCCGGGACGATCACACCATCGGCAACCGTCCTGAAAGCCGTGACGCGAACTCTCACTGGAAGTCAGACGCCGAGCGGAGCGATTGCCAAGGTCAAATCAGCCGTTAGGTCATTCGCCGGCACGATCACGCCATCGGCGACAATCGCAAATATCAAGACGGCGACGCGGACATTCTCGGGCGATCTGACGCCGAGCGGGGCGGTGACGTTCGTTAAGACGCTTTATCGCACGTTGACGGGCTCGATCACGCCGAGCGGTGCGTTGCAGGCGTTGAAAGTGTTCCTTGTGACCTACACGGGCACGATCACGCCGGCAGGAGCGATCACGTTCGTCAAAACGCTGTTCCGCACACTGACGGGAACGCTGACACCTGCGGGAACGGTCGCGAAGGCCGTGACTCGCAGTTTGAGCGGTGCGATAACGCCCGCGGCGACGCTCGTCAAGACGCTGATCTACTATCTCGCTCTGGCGTCGTCGATCACACCAACGGGAACGGTCCGGAAGGCGGCAACACGTTCGCTCGTCGGCTCGATCACGCCTTCGGGCGTGCTGACATTCCTGAAAGTGCTGTACAGATCGCTCGCGGGTGCGATAAATCCGGCTGGATTCGTGGCAAAGAACACGGCAAAACCGCTTGCAGGTTCGGTCGCACCGTCCGGGACGCTTGCCAAGGTGAAGACGTCGATACGTTCTTTCACCGGTTCGATCACGCCAACGGGTGCGGTCGCGAGGGTAAAGTCGGCAGTTCGCACGTTCTCCGGCTCGATAACACCGTCAGCGACGCTCACGCGGGTCAGGATCTTGTATCAATCGGTCGCCGGAGCAATAACACCGTCCGCCGCGATCGCAAATGTACAGATCAAATTGCTCTCGGTCGCCGGTTCCATTGCTCCGTTCGGCACGTTGACAAAGGTCAAGACGCTCTTTCGTTCGTTCGCCGGTTCCATCGGCCTCGCGGGCGTGTTTCGGGCGATATTCGGCGATCCGGTCGATATTACGGTCACGGTTCGCAGACAGGTTGATATTGCGGCCGTTCTGACGCATCAGGTTCAGATCGCTTACAGAGTTCGCGGCCAGGTCGCGATCGCAACGGAGGTTTACGCAGGATGAGTTGTTCATCTGACAGCACATTTCAGGTCGGCGACAAAGTCGTCATAACGTCGACGTTCACCGATCCGGCCGCAAGCGATGCCCTGGTCGATCCGTCCGTCGTCACCTACAAGGTCAAAAACCCGAACGGCAGCACGTCGACCTACACATACGGCACCGACAGCGAGGCCGCAAAGACGAGCACCGGCATTTACACGCTCAAGATCAACATAACAATGGCCGGCGTGTGGAAATGGCGGTCGTACTGCACGGGCAATTTTCAAGGGGCAGCCCAGGGAAGTTTTGAGGTCGAGGCCTCGGAATTCTAATTCACATAGGAGAAAAACATAATGATCGGAACACCAGAATATTCAGTAAGAACGACGCTTAGCTCTGCGGGCGATCTAAGCATCAAGGTAACCGCCGTTTGCCCGTTCGGCTCTCGATCGGTCACTCGGACGGTGGATAATATCACGCTCGACGAAAAGGACGAAGCAAAGGTTAAATCAATATTCGCCAAAGTGATCGCGAACGCCGTTGTCGATGTCGTCGTCCCAACAGGCGAGAAAGATGACAAGGGCGAGATCAAACTCGACGAATACGGCAGCCCTCTGAAAAAGACCGTGCAAGTCCCGCTCAGTCAGCAGATTTTCAGCGATGCAGCTGAATGCGTATTGATCGCTACGAAAAGAGGAGAAGATATCTAATGCAAACAGCAACCATCCAGAGCACTGCACCAATGAGCGGCTCGCTCTCGCTCGACATCAGACGCGGCGGCCCGCGTGAACCGGAAAAGGTCTCGCTTCGCAAGATCCTGCGGCAGGCGATGCCGAACACCGGGAATCGTGAGATCGACGCTTATCGTTTCCGCAATATGCCGAACGTACTTCGCGGACTCGGAACCATCGCCATCGCCCGCAAGGTCGGTGCACCGACGTTTTTCGGCGTTGTTTCGCACACGATCACGCGAGCGAGCGGCGAGGTTGTTGATCTCGGCGTTGTTTCGTGCCGTGTCGTCACAACCACGGGCTGCGGATTCATCGTCGATGCGTTCCAGAACCTCGTCGAGCTCGAGAACATGAAGTATCACGGCTTCGGCACCGGTTCGAACGCTGAGTCGTCGGCCAATACCGCACTTCACACCGAACTTACGACCGAATACGCGACCAACAACACACGCCCGACCGGAACGACCACGGAAGCCTCTGCAACCGTCTATCGAACCGTCGCAACGCTGTCACCGGACGCCAGTGTATCGATCACCGAGCACGGCATCTTCGACCAGGCATCAAACGCCGGCGGCGTGCTGCTCGATAAATCGCTGTTCACGGCGATCGCGTTGGTCTCGGGCGATTCTTTGGCCACGACCTACGATCTGACGTTTACGGCCGGCTCCTAAATGAACATCAGAACCCGTCTGATCAACAACATGCCGAGCGGTGCTGAGATGACCAAACAGGTCAATTTCGGCACCGCTTTAGGGCTTACAAACACCGCGAAAACGGGACAAAAGGCGGTTGTTGAGGCGTTGGGTGATAAATTCACGCTTCGCGGGCAGTGGTTTCAGCAGTCGAACAAATACGGCATCAGGATCAAGATGGCGAGGCCGAACGACCTCGTCGCCGAGGTCAAAACGCAGGCCGACTGGCTCAAACTGCACGAAACGGGCGGCGATAAGACGCCACGCAGCGGAGGCTCGATTGCAGTACCGACCGCCGAGGTCCGCCGCAACAAACGGATGATAATTCCGAAAGGACAGCGTCCTAATGCTCTGCGTGATAAGCGAACGTTCATCCTGATGACCAAAAACGGCCGCGTGCTGTTTCAACGCAAGGGAAAGGGCAAAAATTCGAAGATCGTTGCTCTATATAACCTCGAGCCGAGGGTTCATATAAAGAAAACCTCGACTTTCTACGAACCGATCGAGAAAGTCGTAAAAAGCGACCTTAAAAACAATATCCGCGAAGGCATCATGAAGGCATTCCGAACCGGCGGCAGCCTACGCGGACGGATTGGAACTTATGGGCCGAGATAAACGCAATGATGAAAGTGGGGAAAAGGTAAAGAGCGGCGTGCTTCCAGCGGCTAGCCAGTCGTTTTTGACACTACGCGAGTTGTTCCGGCAGTTACTCCGGCTCCGGTGGGATTCGAACCCACACCTCCACTGGACGGAATTTTAACATAAATATGGGAGCTGCAGCACTGAAAAAACAGCCGAAACAGGCCGAATTTGAGCTTTTGAGCATTCAGAAGATCGCTTTTCGGTGCGGTTTGGACCGTGCGACGTGCAAAAAGCGGCTCGATGCTCACGGGTACGAGCCGGAAACGAACGAGGCGAAGCTAAAACTCTATCGTTTCGACGCTGACATGGAGGCCGCGTTGACCGAGGTCAACGACAAGCTCGGCGAGGTACGTATCCGCAAGGAAACGGCTCAGGCACAGCTTTTCGAGATCAAGGCGATGCAGCAGAGCGGCGAACTCGTGCCGATCGGCGAGGTTGTCGACGCCACGCAGAAGCTTTTCAGTGCGATGCACAAGGAAATCGCCGTGAGAATGCCGAAAGAGCTTTCCGCACGGCTCGCCAAGGCGAAAACGTCCGCCGACGTCCAAAAGATAATCAAAACCGCCGTCGATCGCCGGTTCAAATCGCTGAGAGATGATTTTGAGAGTTATTTGAAATAGATGGGAATTATGAAGGATGTGAGGCGGATACCTTATTCGAATCGGCGACCCCCGAGATTGCATCGGTGCTCTACCCCTGAGCTAATCCGTCTCAGCAAATTGATCGTAGCACAAGGCAACTAATGCAGGCAACCGCGAAAAAAGCCATTTCCGAAGCTCTCCGTCTGGCGATCCCGGACGGTTCGCTGTCCATTTCGCGTTGGGCCGAACAATACAGATACGTTGATCGCGGAGCACGGCCCGGGCGTTGGTCTAATGAGACGGTACCGTTCCTGACCGAGATCATGGACGCGGTGACTGAGCCGGACGTTCGCGAGATCGTCTTTCAAAAATCGTCACAGGTCGGCGGTTCGGAACTTGCGGTCAATATCATCGGCTATTTTATTCACATCGACCCGACTCAGGTCTGCTATGTTGCCGAAACCGAGGACAAAGCGAAGGCCTGGACGCAGGAATCGTTTGATGCAACGGTAATGAAGACGGATGTGCTGAAACGCCTCGTCAAAACCGACGTATCGGATAACAACCAACGCATCAAACGGTTTCCTGGCGGTCAGTTAACGGTCGCGTGGGCTTCGTCGCCGTCGCAGCTCTCGTCGCGTCCGATACAGGTCATCATCTTTGACGAAAAAGCCGCTTACAAGCCGACAAACGAAGGCGACGCCGTCAAGCTCGGCGAGGCTCGTACAAAGACATATTCCGGCTCGGAAAAAATAGTAAAGATTTCAACGCCGCGTCGTGCGGACGACGACGCTGATATTGAGTACGATTTTCAACGCGGCGATCAGCGTGAATTTTACGTTCCTTGCCCGTCGTGCGACGTTATGCAGACGCTCAAATGGCGAAACGTCAAATGGGACGAAGGCGAACCCGAAACGGCGTTCATGGTCTGCGAATCGTGCGGCGTGATGATCGAGGACGATGACAAACACGATATGCTCGCCGCGGGCAAATGGATCGCCGCGAAACCGTTCAACGGCGTTGCGAGTTTCAAGATAAATCAGCTTTATTCGCCCTTTGTGCCGTGGTATCGCATGGCGATCGACTTTCTCGAGGCGAAAAAGCACGTCTCGACGCTGCAGGTCTGGACAAACACCGCTCTCGGCGAGGTCTGGAAGCCCGAAGAACGCATCGAATACGCCGATCTCACGCTTAACCGCGAGACCTACGGAGCCGAAGTCCCGCAAGGCGTGCTCGTTCTGACCGCCGGCGTTGACGTTCAGGGCGACCGTTTAGAGGCTGAAATAGTCGGTTGGGGCCGTGATCACGAATCCTGGTCGATAGATTACCGCGTTTTCGAGGGCGATCCGGCAAATATCGAGGTCTGGGAAGCTCTGAGCGATTACCTGACGGGCGAATTCGTCGGCGAGACGGGAATGTTCCGCGTCGCTGCCGCGTGCATCGATTCCGGCGGGCATCACACACAGCAGGTCTATCGCTTCTGCAAAGCAAACGCGGGCCGCAAATGGCTCGCTATCAAAGGATCTTCGCAGCCCGGAAACCCGCTGATCTCAAAACCGAAATGGGTCGGAACAAACCCAAAGGTTCGTCTCTATTCCATCGGGACCGACACGGCAAAGGATGAGATCTTCAGCTTTCTACAGGTCGCTGAACCGGGACCGGGCTTTTGCCATTTCCCGGACGATGACCGCTATGATGAAAGCTATCTGCGGCAGCTCTGCAGCGAAAAGAAAGTCCCGCGTTTTCGCATGGGACGGCAGTTCTATATTTACGAGAAAGTTTCGGCAAACGCGAGAAACGAGGCTTTAGACGTTCGGGTCTACGCGACCGCGGCGAGAGCGATCCTGAATCCGAACTACGACAAAGTAGCAAACCGGCGGCTCGTTCATGCGGAAGTTGCGGATCGGGAACCTGATGACATGTTGCAAGAACCGCAACAGCCCAACTATCCGAAAATCCCGGACAGTTCGAACGTCGTCCCGCTCCGCCGCACACTGAACAGAAACAACCCGTTTGGAGGTTATAGACCGTGATACGCCAAATGCTTTTACATTTATTTGGCCGACAAAAGCACGGGAGCAGGTTATTTCGCTGTGGCCGATGCAGAGAGTTTCGATGGTTTACCGCTCCGTGTTACAGATGCGGTAGCTGGAAAGTATGAATGATGACGAGGTGAGAGAGGCATGAGCACGACACGAACAACCGAACCGACACAGATCACGCAGGGCGAACGCGTCGCCTGGACAAAGTCGATCGACGATTACTCGGCGGCGTTGTATACGCTCGTCTATCGCTTTCGCCCGCAGGCGGGGAATGGCTTTGATGTGACGGCGACGGCTGACGGCACTGATTTTGACGTTGTGATCACGGCGGCTGTTTCCGGTGCGATCCCGGATTCCGCTCTCGGCGTGATCGCGTGGCAATCGTGGCTGACCGAGACCGGCGATTCCACGAATACATTCATTTACGGATCGGGCACGGTCAAGGCTTTGAAGGGATTCAGTTCGACGAGCCAGGCGGCCGTTGACCTGCGTTCACCGGCAAAGATCGCTCTCGACAACATCAACGCCGCGATCAGCGGTCAGGCGACGGCGAACATTCAGGAATACGAGATCACGACGTCGGTCGGCAGCCGCAAGATCAAACGCTGCAGCATGGCCGACCTGCTCGCCGCCCGCAAGGAGTTCGCGGCCATTGTCAGCAGTGAGAACGCCCGCGAACGGCTGAAAAAAGGCGGCCCGTTTGCTCAGCGTATTGGTATTAGAGTTTGGGACGAGTAACGCTATGAAAAAGAAATTATCACAACGCCTTTACGACGCACTGTTCCCGCCGCAGCCGAAGGCACATAAACGCGGTTATCAGGCCGCCCGTGGCAATCGTCTGAACGCGAACTGGACGACATATCCGACCAGTGCAAACTACGAACTCCGTCAGGATCTCGCGGCTTTGCGTGCCCGTGCTCGTCAGGCGTCGCGTGACGATCCGCATTTGTCGAAGTTCCTTTCGCTGATGCGTTCGAACGTCATCGGGCCGAAAGGCATTATGCTGCAGTCGCGTGCCCGAAATATGGCAGGCGAACTCGATGTGAAGCTTAATAAACGCGTTGAAGAGGCGTGGTGGGAATGGACGCACGCCGAGACCTGCACGCTTTCGGGCAAACTCAATTTCAAAGCCGTTCAGGATCTCGCGGTCACGCAATTCGCGTGCGACGGCGAATTCCTGATCGAGATGGTTCCCGGAGCCGATAATCCGTTTGGCTTTGCTCTCAGGGTCTGGGATGTGAACTGGCTCGATGAAACCTACAATGTAAAACTGCCGAACGGCAACCGCATCGTCATGTCGGTCGAGCTTGACGCCAACGATCGCCCGGTCGGTTATTGGATGACCACGCCGACAACGAGCTTTGAGCACACGCACGGCAGCAAACGCGAGCGTTTCTTTAAGCCGGCTGAGAACATGATCCACGGCTTTCTTGTCCATGACGACGAAACGCAGGTCCGCGGCGTCACGGCGTTCAAGGCCGTTTTGCTCACCGCGAAAAATTACCACGGCTATAACGAAGGCGTCATCACGTCCGCACGCGTGGCCGCGAATACTTACGGATTCGTCAAACAGACGCTCGCTGATGGCGAGGAATGGACCGGCGAAGAGACGGAAGACGGACGGGCGACGCTGCCGATGATCGATTCGTCGCCGTTGTCGGTCAATCTGCTCAATCCAGGCATGGAGTTTCAGCAGTTCGATCCGAAACAACCAACACAGAATCATCCGGCATTTGCAAAAACGATCCTGATGGAGCTCGCTGCGGGCCTCGGCGTGCCGTATTTCTATCTTGCGGGCGATATGGAAGCGGTCAATTTCAGCTCGGCCCGCGTCGGGCTCGATGACGCACGCGACATCTGGAAAGGGCTGCAGGATTTCATCGCGACGACGCTCTGCCGCAAGGTTTTCCACGCGTGGGCTTATAACGCCTTTTACACGCAGAAGCTCAAGATCACTGGCCGCGAATATAAAGAGATCCAGAACCCGGAATGGCGTGCCCGCGGCTGGAAATACATCGACCCGACCAAAGACATCGCCGCCGATGTCGAACGTCTCAGAAATCGTCTCGCCACACCGTCCGAGATCCTTGGCGAACAGGGCATCGATTACGTCGACTATCTGGAAAGATGGCAGGCGGACGCGAAACTCGCCAAGGAATACGGAATCGACATTGAAGCGATCTACACCGAACCAAAACAGGCGGCCGCAGCGGACGCAAAGCCGCCTGAACCACCGCCAGATCAGCCGACCCGCGGCTATATCTGAACGGTCACGATGCCGACGAAATGCTGAATTAAGCCCGTAAATAGGGAATTGACACCCCTCAAAAAAGTTAGATTTCAAAAAAATATAACTTTGAAGCCGATGACACAGAACCTTTCTGTTCATCGGCTTTTTCTATGCCACACGACACGATAACGAGGGAGCAAGTGATCCGTAAGGCACTTGACGAAACGCATAAACGGTCGTTCACGATCGAGCGGGCGGAAAACTCTGTTTCAGAGGACCGCACCGTCGAGCTTGCTTTCGCGTCGGACACGCCCTGCGAGCATTTTTCGTGGAAGATGTACGACTTTATCGACGTCAAGCTGTCGATGGACGCGTCCGCAATGCGAACCGAACGCCTTATGAACGGTGCCGCATTGCTCGCCGACCACGATCCGCGAGACCAGATCGGTGTCGTTGAAAGTTTTTCGGTCGATGCCAAGGACGGCAAAGCCCGTGCAAAGGTCCGCTTTTCAAAATCGGCCCGCGGCCAGGAGATCTATCAGGACGTTATCGACGGCATTCGCCGGAACGTAAGCGTCGGATTTTCCATTCACAAGCTTGTTCTCGAGGAAGAGAACGAAGACGGTAACGACCTCTATCGTGCCGACGACTGGGAGCCCTTCGAGATCTCGATCGTCTCCATTCCCGCCGACATCAATAGCGGCATCGGCAGAAATGCTGAATTTATCAAACCCAATCCAACACCGGAGTTAACCAAAAATATGTCAAAAGAAATCGAAAAGCCGGAGACTCCGGCAGAGGAAATCGAAGTCGTCGAGCGTAATGCAGGCGAACTGAAACAGATCCGCAACGATCAGGAGATCATCGAGTGGGCCGAGGCATTCGGCAAGGGCGAACTCGCCCGCAAGATGCTGCTCGCCTCGAAGAACGTCACTCTCGAAGACGTCCGGGCGAAGATCAACGACGAACGTAATCGCGAGAAAGAGATCGAGCGAAGCGTTTCGCGTGTGATGCCGGTCAACACTGACGCCAACACGCTCGGAGCCGCATTCATCGGCAGCGATGAATACAAGAGCATTGTCCCGAAAGCCCGTCAGCGTCGCAGCTTCATCGTTGAGACGAACGTGCTGCCGCATCAGATGTTCCGTGCCGCGTATTCGGGATCGAGCGACGGCTTGACCGGTTACGACCGCGTTCCCGGCATCGTCGAACTCGGACAGCAGCAGCCAACGGTTGCCGATCTGTTCATGCAGGCCCAGACCGATCAGCCGACCGTTCGGTTCATGAAGGAAACTTCATACACCAACGGTGCGGATATGACCGACGAAGGCAGCGACAAGCCAGAGGCAACCTTCGTGCTTGAGGAAGTTGACGTCGCGATCCGCAAGGCCGCGGTGTTCACCAAGGTCACGGACGAAACCCTCGAAGACTATTCGCAGATCCGTCCGTACATCGATCAGCGTCTTGCCTTCATGGTTCGTTCGAAGATCGACGACCAGTTGCTTAACGGCAGCGGAACCGCTCCGAACATTGCCGGGCTTCTCGGCACGTCGGGCGTTCAGACCGCTGAAATGTCCTCGAACACGGCAGTCAAACTCGCCGAGGCCATCATGAACGCGATCACCAAGGTTCGTGTGACCGGCCAGTTCGAGCCTGATGCGATCGTCATTCACCCGAACGACTATCAGAAGCTCCGCCTTGCTACTGACGGCAACACGCAGTACTACGGCGGCGGATTCTTCCAGGGTCAGTACGGACTCGAATACAACGATCCGGGCAGACTGTGGGGACTTCGCATCGTTCAGACGACCGCGATCAGCGAGATCGATCTGGCAACGCCAGGTGCGTCGAACAAAGGCCCGATCGTTGGTGCGTTCAAGCTCGGCGGTGCGGTTTTCTATCGCAACGGGCTCTCGATCGAATCGACGAACACCGACCAGGACGATTTCATCATGAACCTGACCACGATCCGCGTCGAGCAGCGTCTCGCTCTCGCGGTCTATCGTCCGCTGGCATTCTGCCGCATCGTCAACGCTTCATAACCCAACACGCGAAAAGGGCGGTTCGCCGCCCTTTTCTTTGAACTGACAAGGAACAGATCTCCATGATCCCAGATCGTGACTATTACGCAGACAAGAACGGCAAATTGACCGATAACCCTGACGAATACGCTCAGCAGATCGGCGTCAGGGGATGCTTGCTCGATGACCGTATCGCCAGACGTTACGGCATCGCCGACACGCTTGTCTCAACCGCGGAACCTAACGCGGTTCGACGTGTAACTGGCCGAAATGCAGCTTCGCTGCAGATCAATAAGGCCGCAGATAAAGCTCCGGTAACGGAAGCAAAACCAAAAGAACAACCGCAGGAACCGGCGGATGCTGCCGAGTCAAAAGCCGAGTCAGAACCGGAAGCGGTAGCGACGGGGCAAGACAAAGCAAAGACGACAGCCAAAAAGGAGAAATAAAGCAATGAGCAGATGGATCAAACAGACCACCGCAGGAACGACCTCGATCGCAACGACCTCGACGACTGACGAATACGTCATCGCATCGAAGACCGGCAAGGTGACCGCGGCGAAGATCAATTCGCTGTCGGGACTCGCCGCACACGACACGAACTACCTGACATTTTCGATCACCAATCTCGGGGCGGCAGGATCGGGAACGACCGCACTTCTCGCCGCAACCGACGCGAATACGACCAAGGCCACTGGCGGTTCTGCAATGACGGCAAACACGCTGCGAAGCCTGACGCTTTCATCGACCGCGGCAGACCTGAACGTCACCGAGGGTGACGTCCTTCGCTTGCGTGCGACCTCGGCCGCAACGCTTGCCGGTGCGGTGACACGCCCGATGTGGGAAGTCACGATCAAGACGGTTCAGCGATAAACGATGCCGACGATAGATGACGATCTTGAAGCCATATTTACGAGCGGGGATTTCGACACATGTGCGGAATTCACGCTCGCTAGTGGAGGCAAGGTTTGCGTCAGCGGGATCTTTACGGATGCGAGCGACGAGGTTTTGGTCGGTGGACAGGTGGCTGTTGAGGCGGTCAAGCCGTCGCTGATGGTGCAAACGTCGAAGGTCGCGTCGGTTCGTAACAAGGATTCGGCAGAGATCGACGGCACGACGTACCAGGTTGAACGCAAGGAAAAGGTCGGTCAGGGAATGACCGTCGTTTATTTGAAAACTTAAACGCTGATGGCTGATTCGATAGAGCAAAAAATCATCGCGGCGATCGTCGAAAGGCTCGGAGCGATCGACGGGACCGGTGATTATCAAACCGAGATCGGAGCTCGCGTCGAAGACAGCCGGGCAAATTGGGACGAGAGCGAGATGCCCGCAATCTCAGTGTTCCAGGGCACGGCGACGACGGTCAAGGTTGACGACGAAGAGTCAATGGTTCTGAGAAAGTTCGGCGTTATCATCCGCTGCGTTTTTAAGAGCGATGACGATGCCGGCACCGATGCGGCCTATGCACGCAAAACGATCAGCGACATCTACCGGGCAATCAGACTCGACCGGCACTGGCGAACAGACATCGACGACCCGCGAACGGCTCTCGCGTATATGACCAAAGAGGTCTCGCACGGGATCGAATACGTCCCGAACACATACGAGATCAGCGGGACACAGACAGAAATTGAGGTTTCGTACTTCGGCACGAACTTCGACATGGAGGCATAAATGCACGTTTCATACGAATCACTCGAAAAGAAATTCCCCGGCGAAGGCCGCACGCGATACAACGAGATCGCCAAGATCGTCGGTGCTGACCGCATTCCAATGAGCGGCCCGACCCACGATGGCGGCATGGACCTGACGGGCGTTTTTGACGAGGAAACGCGTTTCACACCGGAACAGCAGGCGGCCGTGAAAGAACTCTTCGGACAGAAGACCGCAAAGCCTCAAGAGACCAAAAAGGACGGTGAAAAATAATGGCCGGAACAGCAAACAATTTTCGTATCACTGGCCGCATTCTCGGCCCTGGCATTTTGTGGGGCGGTTTAGCGACTCCGTCCGCAGGTGCTCGTCTGACGCTCGCGACCGTTGATTCCGATGGATTCATCACGCCGGACGCGACCGCGAACCCTTCGGCATACGCGATCGGTGCGACAAAGGGCGGCGTCGTCTGCGAGGCAAAGGCTGAACGCAAAGACTTCATGGCAGACGAGATCAACGGGGCGATCGACAGCAAGGTCCAGCAGGTGATGATGTCGATGAAATGCGACCTCTACGGACTGATGGACGAAAAGGTCTCGGCTCTCGTCATGGCGGGCTTTGGAACCTACTCGACATCTTCGGGCTACAAACAGAACACCGTCGGCTATATCGCCGATTCGTTCACCAGCATGGCCCTGATCGCTCCGCAGCGTGAAGACCCGACAAAGGTTTTCATTTTCCACATGTACAAGGCGATCTGCACCTCGGGACTGACGATCAACGTCACCAAGGAAGACCTCGCCGCAAGCACTTCGGAATTCAAGGGATACGCGATCACGACCAGAACGCCCGCCGACATGATGGGCAACTACTGGTGGCAGATCTAAACAGAGTCTTTCCTGTTGCGTTGGAAGACATGAAACTGGCCGGGATGTGGGAATGCTACTCCTCGCATTCCGGCCAGTTTCGAATAAAAGGAGTAGCAAATGACAACACAAAAACTCACGGCGGCCCAGGAATACGCCAAGCTCAAGGCCGACCAGTTCGAAGCCTTTCTCGAGAACTCATTCACAAACGAATCACTGAAAGGCGTTCCGCTCTTTGAAGTTAAAACCGCAGGCCCGGGCTGCACGGGATTGACGGTCAAGTGCCGCAAGCTCGATGCCGCATACGCAGCACAGACCGGCTCGATGCCGATGTCGCTGGCCGAGGCGATGATCAACGGCGTCAGCGATGACAACGCCGCACCCGATGACGAAGCGATGCAGGCCGCGTTCCTGAAGCAGACCGCAGAGGAACGCCGAGCGAACATCCTGGAAACGATCAAGATGATCGCCTACATCTGCGTCGAGCCGCGAATTGTCGAGCATGTCGGCAATCGCACGAACGCCATCGCGGTCAATGATCTCGCCGTCGCCGACGTTAAGTTCCTGGCTGAATGGGCGAAAACGGGAGGTGGTGAGGCTCCGGGCCTCAAGACCTTTCGTTCAAAACGAAAATGAGTTCCTCGCGTTCGCTCTGACCGTTAGGTCATCAGGCATCGCGGGCAGCGTCAGGCTCGGGATCAAAGATCCTTTACTCGCCTACGACTTAGACAATGCGGTCGCTCTGAGACTTGTCCAATACGACCAGACACAGCTAAAACACGCCGCAAAACTAACCATCTACGAACTCGCAAAGGCGTGGAACGGAAACGATGACGATGATCCAGAGGATTGATTAAATGGGATTGCTCGACGGTGCAGCGGGTCTGCTATTCAAAATTGAAGCTGACGCCAGCGGCTTTGAAAAAGAGGCCAGCAAAATAGACGCGTCGGTAGGTAATCTCAGTAACAGGATGTCGAGCTTCGCCGGCATCGCTACGATCGCAGGTGCGGGCATTCTGGCAGTTACATCGGCTGCAGTGACGGGATCGATCGCTCTTTTCCGACTTGCTCAGGCTGCGTCTGAATATGGTTCCGAGATCTTCGATGCTACCGAAAAAACCGGACTAGCTGCGGAAACTATCTCATCTCTAAAAGTTGCCGCCGATCAGAGCGGTACGTCGCTCGATTCTGTCACGTCAGGGCTCGCGAAGTTCGCCAAAACTATCGGCGAAGCGAATGACGGTTCGGATCAGGCACAGGCAAAGCTCAAAAAGATCGGCGTTACATCGCTCGACCTCGACACGGCACTCAGTCAGGCACTCGCGACAATTGCAAAATATCCGCCCGGCTTTCAGCAGATGACGGCCGCACAAGCTGCGTTCGGCAAATCGGGTGCGGACTTACTTCCGTTCATCAAATCCTTTGACGGCAATCTTCCGGGACTAATTGCAAAATGCAAAGAACTTGGGCTGACGCTATCGAATGCGGATGCTAGGGCAGCCGACGAATTTGGCGACACACTCGATACGTTGTCAGCACAACTCGGAGCAACGGGCCGTCAATTTGCACTTGGTTTCATGCCCGCAGTTACGCAGTCGATGGCGGAGATTTCGACGTCCATGATCGGCAACCAAAACGTCGCCCGAGAATGGGGCCAGACGTTGGGCGACGTGCTACGCGGCACTGTACAGACCGTGTCGAACACGCAATCAAGTCTTGATGGGTTTTTCACATGGCTCGGCCAGCGGTTTTATTCGAGCATCGAAGACGCGAAACTGTTTGGCGACACACTAAAAAATCTTATTTGGATGACGGCCGTAGGTGCCGGGCCGTTGGCACTTGCGAACGCGGGGGCTGAGGAACGTCAGGCGGCAGCTCGCCGAGAAGCAAATGTCGTCCGGGTTACTGGCGATCCTGGCACGTTCGTCAACGCTAACCGAGGACGCAGTATAAACTTCTCATCCGGCGGAACTACATCCACAAGAGCCCCGAAGGACGATTCCGAACGCCTGGCCCGTGAAGCCGCTGCAATCGCGGCTCGCGAACTGCGGGCGAAAATAGATATGGCTGAGAATTTGCTTGCTGAGTTTCAGAAGCAATTTTCGGATGCCATCGAGAAGACAGTTTCGGAACTGCCGACAGACAAACTTTTCAGCGACGAGGAAATGCTCGCCCTGCAAAGCGGTTTTGGCAAATACCTCGAACAGATCCAGCGGGCCGAGAAAGCCTTGTTCGCTCTGCAAAATCAGCAACGTTCGACCATGACCGATGCTGAAAAAGATCTGCTCACGCAGCAGCAGCGGCTCGAAAAAGAAAAGTCACGTCTCGACGTGCTCAAGGAATTCAACAAGCTTAATACCTCGCTTTCTGAGTCCGAGAAGAAATACCTCGACGACATTAGCGACCGGCTCGATCTTGAAATCAGGCAGAAAAAGGAACTGCTCGAGCTTGAACAAAAACGCCGCGTCGATTTACCGGGTGTTCCGCTTCCGGCTCCGACGTTATCGACCGAGGGCCAACCGGCTCCGGGCAATGCGTTCACCGACACGATGGATTGGCTCACTGATCCGGGCAAGAACGGTGCGGTGATGGCGACGATGGAGCGGTTTGCTCAGGGTCTCGGGAATATCATTCAAAACCTGATCTTAATGGGAACGGCAGGGCCGAACGCTATGCGAAAGGTCACGGCGTCGGTTCTCGCGAGTGTCGCTGCACAAGCGGCGGTTCAGGCGATCATGTTCACCGCATACGGCATCGCCGCCCTTACGCCTTGGGGAGCGGCGGTCTATGGCCCTGCGGCTCCGTGGTTCAAGGCGGCGTTGGTTATGGCGAGTGTCGCCGCGGTCACGGGCGGGCTCGGACGTGCGGCTGCGGGCAATGCATTCTCGGGCGAAACGAGCGGCAGCGGTGCGGGCGGCTTCGGTTCGGAATCCGACAGCGGCAATCGCCCAGGGCTGAAGTTTACAGAAACATTTAACGGCTTTGGCGATTCGCTCAAGAGCGGACTTGATTCAGCGATGAGGCCGGTGCGTGAGGTCGTCGGGGCGATGAAGGAAGAGCTCGGGAAATTCCGCGAAACGTTTGGCGTCGCGACTGCGGGCGATGTTGTTATGGCCGGTGCGGGTGCTGCCAGCGGAGCGATCTTTGATGCTCATTTGTCGGCGATCAAGGACGATGGCGGACGGTCGACCGAGTTGAAGCGTGGGATGGGTGATTGGTGATTATTAAATGGCATACGTTACCGCGACAAATGGAGAGACTTTCTTTCTCTGGCCTATGCCGGAAGGGTCGGCCCGTGGAATATCGCCGGGCATCGAGTTCAACGACGTATCGCACGAACTTGGTAATGGTTATTGGGCACAGGAGCTTTACGGTTCCGAAGCAGGGTTGAGAACCTGGGAGATCACGCAGAACACGCTCGGCGGTGACGATTGCCCGTTGCCGTATGTCACGGGCGTGACCGGCGAAGAGGTTTCGCAGGAAAAAGCGTTGTGGGGTTTGTACTGTCATCAGAAACGAACGGGCAAACCGTTCGCCTATACTTGCCCGCGAGACGGCAACACGTACCTCGTCCGCTTTAACGACACGCGGTTCCAGTACGAAAAAGAATTCAACTACGCACAATACGCCGGAAAGGTCACGGTCTCACAGGTCCGCGAGGACGGCGTGACGATCTTTGATCTGGATGATTATGTTTCGCGATCGCCGGTCGGCGTAACTCATGCGAGAGAGACGGGGCACTCATCGCCGAACTGGATCAATACGAAAGACGGAACGAACGGCTTTGTTGCTGGCGGTACGGTGACATTCGGTTCCAATGCTCAGAACGGGCACAACACAGTCAGGCTGAACGGCACGTCGGGCTATCTCGGCTCGGGAGGTTGGTTCGGGCCGGTTTACGACATCATCATCGCGATGACCGTCAGGTCGGAAACCTTTGCGGCCAATAGCGGACTCGTCGCCCGCGGAACTGCCGCCGACATCATCAAGGGCACAAGCGGCGGAACGAAATGGCAGAATCCATCGCTGACCGATTTTGAATACACGCTCAACGGCCAACGCTACGACCTCGACGATATGCAGGCTCCGATGGACAACGTCTTTGGCGTGTGCCATTTCCGTGCGACCTCAACGAACTACATGGATCTTTCGTCATCGCCGATATTTGGCCGCTCGATCTCGTCCGCGTTCGGTGCATACGATATCGGCGAGATCGTTGTCGCCTGGGGTGGTCCATTGCCGTATGACGACGCCGCTCTGATCGTCGAACACCTCTGCGTTAAATGGGCGGTGAACACCTAAATGTCACTCACTACCGACGACATCGACTATATCCTCGCCGCACGTAAGCCTAAGATATGTGCGTATTGGGCTGTCTATTGGGATTTCGGCAACGATTCCGAGACCGTTTACTATTCTGACGCTCCGTATCATCGCGAGCCGGGATTCATGAACATCGGCATCACGCTCGAGCCGCAGATCGCGGGCGGTTCGATCGCAAAGAATGTGCAGTTCGAGATCAACCCGGACATCAAGGCCGAGAAGATCAACATTCGTTTTAACGATATTCCTGCACGAAACGACCTGACCAGGACGCGGCCGATCTCGCCGAAGTTCTGGGAATGGCGTTCGGGTGTGCGGTGCGAGCTTTTCTTTTATTACGCCGACCGCAACGTTCACGAATCGAAATGGACCGGGCAATTAAAACTGCCAAAAGACGGATACAAACTCGGCGAGATCAACGCCGTCGCGACGAACGGCTTTCGCTCACGCGAGCAGAAGATGCCGAAACGAACGCGGCCGCGTGAATGCACGTTCATCTTTGGCGGAACGCTTGCCACGCAGGAAGCGATCGACTGCAACGGCTGCGGTTACAACAAACATCTCGGCGGTTCGCTCGGCGTTTATCGCACCGGAACGACGCCGTATCTCTCGTGCCCGAAGACCGAGGCCGCGTGCAATGCACGTTTTGGCACGTCGAACGCTGAGAACTTCGGCGGGTTCAATACCGACGCTTCGGCAACCGTAACGTCCGGCAACCCGAACGTCGGCCCGGCCGTCTCACGCGGGAATCAATCATCGCTCACAAAACCGATCCGCAAGATCTACGGCCAGAAATACGTCCGCGAAATGCCGCTTCTGCTATGGCGTCGCGAGACCGGTGCTCCTGATCCTGCTCATGATTGGGTTTCGGGAATATCGGAGATCGGCGAAGGGCCGATACAGGACGCGTATGAATTCAAGGTTTTAGGCGGAAAGCCGCCGCAGGCGATCGCGACACAGATCAGGCTCGGTACGCGTGCTCAACCCGCGATCTCGAACTACGCCGCAACGATGGCGAATTTCAGCTACACGGCTTTAGTTCGCTGGAAGTATGGACGGATCAACGCCGGACAGACGAGTGCGTCGGACATGACCTGCGAAGGCCGCGTCATCGGATTTAATGCCGTTCCGGTCTATTCGGATTCTGACACGTTCACGCGTATCTGGTCGGATAATCGTGTGTGGGTTTTGTTCGACGCGATGACCGATCTGCGATCAGGACTCGGCTATTCACATTCGCGATTTAATATCGACAGTTGGAAAACCGTCGCCGATTGGACTCTGAACACAGTCAGCTTTTCCGAACTGAACGAAGACGGCGATACCGAGGATTTTGAGGGACGGCGTTCGACATGCGATGTCATCCTCGAGGGACGTCCGTCGCACGAGCAGATCGAGGATCTCTGCATGGCCGGCGGTTTCTCGATGCCGTTCCTGCATGACGGACAGTTCCATCTCGCCGCGTTTCGCAAGGCAACTAGCGACGAACTGACAAATGCCCGCGTATTCAGCGAAAAAGGCACGACGCCGAACATCATCTGGGAAAACGGCCGCCCGCTGATCACATTTGGACAGGTTCCTGACGACGAGGTCATCAATCAGGTCGTTCTGACGTTTGAGGAAGCCGACAACTACGACGTCGCCCGCACGCTGACGATCGACGACCCGAATCAGCAACTGCTCGCCGGCCGTGCAATGCTCGGGGAAGACAACCTGCACCCGGTGCCGAAATCATATTCGGCCTTCGGCTGTCGTCAAAAGCACGAGGTCGTCCGCCTCGGCCGTCGTTTGCTGTGGTTCGGACCGTTCGACAAAGGCGGCACGATGAACAACATCCCGGGCAAGTTCACGACCTATTATCGCTCGCTGACCGGACTGAAACGATTCGACATCATCAGGATCGATTCAACGCTCGACGATTCGCTGCCGCTCGGCAAGATGTTCGGCACGACCGACCTGACCGACGAACCGGGATATTACCGTATTCTCAGTGCGAAAAAACTCGCAAACGGACGGGCCGAGGTCGAGGTCATCGCCTATAACCACACGGCATACACCTATTTTGACAACGTCACCGACATCGATCCGCCGGTGTTTAACGTCTGCTCGATCGATGCCGATTGTCCGGACGGTTACGTCTGCGTGAATGGCGTTTGCGTTCACGAACCGCCGCCGCCGCCCTGCGTCCTCGGAGTCACGAGCATTACATACGACGACGCAAATCAGCTTTTAGAGATCATCGCTCCGCCTTGTTAGAGTTATGGCCGGTTATATTCCAGGATTCGACGTAGTTCGATACGATGCAAAGGGTTTCATGCACCGCGTGACTGGCGGAACGGTCACGCTGTATAACGAAACGGCCTCGACATCGATCGGAACGCGTGCCATCTCATCGGACGGTATCGTCGCAATGGGCTCGATCACGGGCAGCGTCGGCGATGTTGTGCGTGTATCGCATGGAAGCTACGCCGGTACCGTTCAATTTACGCTCACAGCCACGCAGGACGAGGCTTTCACGACTACCGACAACGCCGCGGCTACATTCGTCGTCGAAGACCTACGCTCGACCACGACCCAAACCGACGCCGCGACCGCGTATCTCATCGACCTCGACAACCCAAACGTCAAACCCAGACGCCTCGGCGTGTTCAAAGCCGACGCGACAACCCTGATCCCGCTAGATCAGGCAGCAGTAGAAAAGAATTACCGCGTCAAATGGGTCTCACGCGACCAAAACTTCGCCGACACCGGATTCAACCTCGGAACCGCTCCGAGTGCGGATGTAACGGTCCCGGCAATCTCTGGCATCGGCGGTGGCGATGTAACGGGCGACGCGTCCTCGACCGATAAAGCCGTTGTTCTGTGGAATGGAACCAGCGGAACTGACATTCAGAATTCAACGATGATCTATGACACGGTCAATCGTTGGCTCGCCGGGCTTCGCGGCATCGATCTGAGCGGTTCGTCGTCGGGTGCGGTAAAGATTCGCGTGCCTGCGGCTGCTGGAACTAACACGATCACATTGCCAGCCGGCACGACCGATTTCTCGGCAACGGGCGGCTCAAAGCGTTTCGTGCGTCAGGATTCCGCAGGAGCGGCGTTGACGGTCGATTCAATACACGGTGCTGACCTCACGCTCAATCTCAAAACCGTTTACCTTGAGCAGTACGGACACACGAACAGCGGACTCGCTGCGGCGATCACAGCGGTCGGCTCAACGCGTTCATTGCTGATCATCACCGAAGACCTCACGGTCTCGACCTCGCAGACGATCCCGGCGACGTGCCTCGTCCGTATCGACAACGGTGCAAAAATTCTGCCAACGAGTAACGCAACCGTCACCATAGGCAATTTCCGCAGCCCTGGCCACGTTCAATGCTTCGGTGCGATCGACGCCAATAATCACGTTGTTTTCGGTGCGGGTGCGGTCGAGCATTACGATCTGACTTGGTACATGGGTTTGAGTTCATCTTCAAATTGCACCTATGCGATCAATGACATAATCACATCGGTCAATAGCTCCGGCGGCGGCACGATGTATCTGCCCAATGGTTCATGGAAAGTCCACGAAATAACCGTTCCCAACTACTTTGAGGTCTACACGACCGGCCAAGGCCAGGATTCCAGCGGTGGGCGGTTAATTCCTTACGATTCAAGCACAACGTATTTGGTGCGTTCGACTGGGAACGTTCGTAATTTCAAGTTCACTAACGTTGTTTTCTCGGACAATGGCTCGACGACCTGCGAACTTTTCCGCATTCATGGCACAAGCGGCAGCTCGGGATTTGGCGGGACGTTCGATAATTGCACTTTCCACGGATCCGGCACGACATCACGCCCGACGCAAGTCAATTTCTCGACCGATGCGGCTTACGAGTTCATCGGGCTTTACTTCAAGAATTGCCAATGGATAACGGTCGACGGCTCTAAATCGTTCTACTGTGACACGATCAACACATCGGTCACGTTCAATACATGCCGCATCCAAAACGGGTCGGGCAGCAGTTACGGGCTCGACTTTTACCGTTGCGGATATATCAAGGTCATCAATCCCGACTTCCGCGGCTCGGGCGGTTCCTATGCAACGCCGTCAACATCGATCGGAACCGTCACCTGCACGATCTCAACCGGCGGCACGGCATTAGAAGCAACATCCGGAACCTTTACGCGGGCGATGCTCGGGCAGCGTGTGTTCAAATCAGGCAACCTCGACTCACGGATCATCGATATTATCGATTCGACGCACGCAACCGTCTCGACCGCGGCAACAACTGGATTCACGGCTCAGGTCTGCACGATATATAAATACGTCGATAATACATCACGCTCGGGCTACTGCATTCGCCTCGGTGACATTGCCTCGGCTGACATCGACATGCCGCAAAACGAGGGATACAACTACTTCCTCACGATCATCGGCGTCGGCTACGACCGCCCGATCCGTATCAACGGCGGAAAGATCCAGGACAAGATTCACATCGACGGATCATGTTCGCTTTATCTCAACGGTCCGGAGCTGTATTCAAACACGTTCAGCGACACGTCGGGTACGGATGCGAGGATCTACTGCAAATCGCCAGTCTCAGCGACAACGGTTCAAGGCGTTACGCTCACCAAGGCCAATCACTTCGGCCCCGACCACGCCGGCGGTTCGGTATTTCTTGAAGATCTCGGATACCGAACGGGACATTATCAGGACGACACGAGCGGTTTCAGGCGTCATCTCGAAACAACCGGCTCAGCCCTGACACGTCCGCTCTTCGAAGTCGCGACCACATACGAATCAGACGGCGTCGTCGGCCAGCTCCTGCAGCGTTGGAGCCTCTACGACAGCGTCTCGCGTTCGTTCCTTTACGGCCTCTCGCTCTATCGCGACGATCCGGCCGTCAATCCCGGCTATTGGGTAGAAAAGACAACACAAGCACACCCGTACAACGGAAAGCTTTTCGGCTTCGTCACTGGTTACACGACCGACGTCAAGGCCGACGTTACGCAGACAACGTCGAGAACCGCGACCGTATCAGCCAACGGAGCAACGGGGATCATCACGCTCTACACCTACGCATCGACCGTGCTCGAAGCGGGCGAGAGCATCGCGTTTACATTCAATAATACTTACATCAAAAACGGCTGCGACTTCCGGGTCGAAGTCATCGATGGTGCATCCTCGACGCTCACAAAAGCGTGGTCGTCCGATTGGGGCGGAAATGCGGCAACGATCCGCGTCATGAATCTAAGTCAGACGACCGACGAGAACGGATCTGCGATCAAGCTGAAATACCGCATCGAAGCCGATGGAGGCCAGGCCGGAATAGTCCCGTAAAAATATGGCTGAATACGATCTTGTAGGAAATAATCCAGCAAAGGGCAATACCCGCGTCTTGCCGTCGGGTGCGACGCTGAAACTGCTCACTCGTGCTTTGTTCGACGACGAGGCCGATGTTGCGAGCTCAGGCTCGCCGACCGTTCTGGCCACGAACTCGATCGCGGCTGATACGCTCATTAGCAACGGCGGAACTATTCACGCGAGATATTTCGGCATAATGGCCGCAAACGCAAACGAACGCTCGCTAACGCTCAAATTCGCCGGCACAACGATATTCAATCAGCTCTACGACGAAACGACACAGATCACCTGGGCGATCGACTGCACGATCATCAGAGAATCTTCATCAGCCGTTAAATGCTTCGTGACGATCATGATCCCGGCCGTTTATCCGCTGATGACCTACACGCGGATCACGAGCCTCAACCTCACGAGCAACGCCTACAACCTCGAACTGACCGCCGACCAAACCAGCAACGCCGACGTTACCTTCAAATTCTCAAAAGGCACTTACACACCCGGAATTTAACGCCTATGTGCACAAAATGTGCATCACATCAAAAAAGGGTCTGCGGAAAACCACGCAGACCCTTTAATTTTACTGGTGGCCAGAGACGGGGTCGAACCGCCGACACGCGGATTTTCAGTCCGCCGAGGTGATTGCGAACGGTTTCATTTGGTTGGAAAATCGTTGATTTTGCTGGGGTTTTGTTCGTTTGGTTGCGAACGGTCGGGATTGTTTTGAACGTCCGTGTGCATTTTGTGTGCATCGACTTCGGGCTCGGGGTGCCATACTCGGAATTGTATGGTGAACGGTTTGCCGTCTACCTGGGTTAATTCCAGAGTTTTTGTTCCTTTGTGGACAAGAACAGGCGGATCGAGATTGGTTGTTTGGTCGCCGAGACTGATGGCGGTTAGCCAAAGCTCGTCTGGTACTCTTATTTCCACAGCAAAATCTCTTTCAGGTTGAAAAATAGTTGTGTTTCGGTCTGCTCGGGGTGGTTGTATCGGTATCGGAGCGACGCGACGGCCGCGTAGATAAAGAACAACAGCAAAAGGCTGGTGAATACGTTTCGGACGAAATTATTATTTGCTTTCATAATGCTTTTTGGTAAGGCTGCAGGCACAGGAGATCGAGGCGAAGACGGCGGCCATGTATTTGTAGAACGCGACCATCAACGGTGTTCCGAAGCGGAGCGACAGACGCCAGAAATATATGCACCGGGCCGCGGCGACTGCGTGCTTTTGGTGTTCCTCGCTTAGAACTTTGATCCATTCTTGTCTGACGTTCATCTGTCACCGCCCTCCTTTTCGTATTTTGCTTTGTATGTGGTTTGCCAGTCTGTCATTTTATTCCTCTCATAATTCTATCCATCGCATCAGTTGCCTCGTCCTGGATGTGGGGCAAAATGTGCGAATAGACATCCAGCGTCAGGGTCACCGATGCGTGGCCGAGGCGGTCGGAGACGGTTTTGGGGTTTTTGCCGTCCATCAGGAGTAGTGTCGCACATGTGTGGCGGAGGCTGTAAAGCGTGATGTGTTTGGTGAAATTGCATTTGTCCAGGATCGGTTTCAGGTAACGCCGGGTTACGTTGGGGAGCTGCATTGGGCGGCCGATCTCGTTGGGGAAAACGAGGTCGTGATTGAACCACGTTCCCTTCATCGCGAGGCGGTGTTCGTTGGTTTCGCGGCGGTGCGTGACGAGGCGTTGTCGGAGGCGTTCGGAGATGGAGATCCGTCGGCGTCCGGTTTTGGTTTTGATGTCTTTGAAATAGTAACCGCCGCCTTTCCTATTGAACTGCACGGCCTGAGCGACGCTGACCTCGCAGCCACTGACGTCGCTCCAACGCAGGGCGAGATATTCCTCGGGCCGCATTCCGGTCTCGAGGGCGAATTCGAAAAGCACGCCGAGCCGCATTTGGCCGCAGATGCCGACAAATTTTGCGACCTCTTTGGCGTCCATGACGACGATCTCGGGGCGGACCTTGGCGGGGCGATCGGTGTGACGGCACGGGTTATGCCGGATGTATTCGTGTTTGACGGCCCACGAGAAACAGGCGTTTAGCGACGCGTGCAGGTTGCGGACGGTCGTCGAAGACTTTTGCGTCGCGTTATAGACTTCCTGAATGTGATGCGTCTCGATCTCGGTCAGTTTGTAGTTTTTGAGCAGTTCGAGGGCGTATCGGCGGATGTAGCCGTCGTAGCCGTCGACCGTGCGAGGTTGGAGCTTTGGCGTGATGGCTTTGATCCAGAGCTCGAAAAAGCGTTCGAACCGCAGCCGGGCACCGCCGATGCGTCCCGATTGGATGTCGGTATCCATCTCGCGGGCCTCGGCCTTTGCCTCTTTCAGCGTGCCGTAGAACGTCTTATTAACAAACGTCCGCGATTTGCCCGTCCCGCGAGAAGAGCGGATCAGGTATTTGCCGTCAGAGATTTTCTTAATCTGAGCCATCTCGCGAAATGTAACCGGCCAATAGTCGCCTCATGGCGTCATCACGAGACAAATGCTCGCTTATCAAAACACGGATGTATTCCCCACTATCTAAAGCAATTCTTTCAACACGATACTTCTCAACATCAATGCTCTGCAGTGGATCGTAATTTACAGAGTGATGTGACGCCTGCCCGCGTCTCGGGATTCTCCAAAGAGTAATATCACTGGGCACACGGTACCGCGTTCCGTCGTGACTTCCGCCAATGATAAGACACTCAACTTCCTCAATACTCATATTTATTTGCCGTCAGATAGTTTCTTTATTTGTGCCATCAGTCATCATCCGATAAGTTCAGCTTCTCGTAGTCCGAGCCCTCATCATCGTAAAATTCCAATCTGTGACGCTGATGATTGATTAGGAACCGTTCTAAAAACCCGAGGGTTTCCGAATCTTGATATATGCGTTGATTATCGCCCGAGCCTTGCCCGATCCATATTTCGACTTCGCAGTCGTGACAACCTAAAGAGTGTGTTCGGCTCATAATTTGCCGTCAGATAGTTTCTTTATTTGAGCCATTTAAGAAACCTTTGGGTATCGTTCCGCTTTTTTTTGCATTTCCTATCAGCGGGCCGTTGACTTCGCATTTCCATGAAACGGGTATCCAATCTTTCAGGTCGTCACGTTCTGCGTAGTTGTGCCAGTGTGAGGCGATCGCGTTGCACGCCGCATCATCGAAGCATAACTGGCCCCACGCTCGGATCTGAACGATTCGTCTCTTCGTGCCGAAAAGTCCTTTTTTCTCGCAGATCGCATATAAGGCCGTGACCTCATTCGGGATTCCGTGAAATCTCGCCGCGATTCCTAGTTCGGTTTGAGTAAGGTTCATATTTTTTGTTCTGGGCCATTCGTAAGCACGGTATACGACACCTTCATTAATTCCATTAAGGCGATCTGCTCGTCCACTGAGAGATTCTTGTCGGCGAGAATGGCCTTAAAGATCTTGGCGAGCGTGTCGTCCGGGTTGTTTGTCACGTAGCAGAACCGGAAGTCAAAAGCGGACATCGGATCGAAAACGCCGATGCGAAGCAAAGGCCCGTTTGACGGTTCAGCGTCGAGAATCGTTGTATAAACAGGCTCGTTGATCATGTCCATCAGATAGTTTTTTGATCTAAGCCATTGTCGGGGCCGAATCGTGATGTTAGTACAGCATGAAAATCGTTCGGAATGGAATGCTCTGTTACTGAAATTACGTTTTCCAGATACGTTGTGTAGTATGACTTGCCGTCCGACCACTGCTTATCATTCAAGAAAAATGCTCCTCCGAAATAAAATTCGATATAGTGGCGAAATTCCGGCCAATGAGGATACTTTTCTGCAAAATATCGTGGTAGATCAAACCATTCACCTCGAATGCGATACGGCTTGAAATAGTCGTGCAATTTTTTCTCGTTCGATTCCGGTGCGAGCCAAGCTTCGATAAGCGTGTATTCTTTGGGTGCGGCTCCTATTGTTGGTTCGCTCCGCAGTTGTTTCAACCGACCGAGCGGGGCATCGCTTTTGCCTATTTTATAGAGATCAGTAAATGCATCATAAATGATGTAAATCCAAGTAAACGGAATGCTCATTGCACACCTCCACGCTCGAACCATTTATTCAGCCGCCTTTTGTCGATGCGGACTGTTTGGGAGCCTAGACGCACGACGGGGAAGCCGTTTTGCGGGGCTTCTTTTATGAGTGCGTAGATGACGGAAGGGCTCAGGTCGCACAGCTTCGCGGCCTCTGTGACCTTTATTAATTCGGGATCACCGGCTGCATCGATCTGCAGCTCGGCGATCTCTTGTCTGACGATATCTCTGATGTGTGCTTCTATGTCCATCGGTTTTTAATCGACGGAGCGGAGCGGGTCTTGGCGTGTATTCGGATACTACGCCTTTTCGGTTTTGGTTGTCAAGAGTTATCTTGGCCGCGATGACGACGAGTTCGGCTGAACGTTGCCGATCGCCGCGGCTAACGCTCCGGCAAAGAACATGAACGCGACCAGGCCGAGCACGATGTTTATGAACAGAATGCCGAGATACCCCAAAAGCACGCCGCCCGCGATACGCAAAACGGACGGCTGTGTCGATGGCCGATGCTGCAAACGCAATCCGCAGGCCGGACATATCTCGGCACGATACGAAACGAGGCGTTTGCAGTCCGGGCACGAAGCGAGCGACGAGGTGGAATTTATCCGTTGTGACTGTGTGTCGTCTAATCCGAGTTGGTTCATATCGCGATTCTACGTCTTTTTCCACATCCTTTGAAAGCCGAGGACCATGCCTTTGATCTCGATGTCGTCTCTTAGGAAGTGCATGTCGCGGACGCCGCCGCCTGAGGCTCTCAGGATTACGGTTTCGGGGCCGTGCGGGACCAGCTTTTTTGCGAGGATCTCGCCGGTTGCGATGATGTGGACGATAAATATTTCGCCGTTGAAGATCGAGCGAATGTTAAAGCGTTTGGTAAATATCAGCAGGTCGCCGGTGTAGATGCCTTCGTCCTCGAGCGATGCACCGCAGACGAGCAGGACGCCGGCATCGGACTCTTTAACGTTTGGCGGCAGAGCGACGGGCGTGGTTTCGCCGTGCCGCGGTGTGAACGGCACGACCGTGCCCGCACCGACCTCGCCATAAACGGAAAGGTTAGCGATCCGAACCGGTTCGACGTTTCGACGCTGTCTGGCCTTCATCCGAAAGAGCTCCGGGTTTTTTGTGGGTGATGGTGTATTCATTTGCTTCCTTAAATTCCGCCGCGATCTCCTGCTTTGTTTGCGACGTTGGGTTGATCGTCGCGACGACTGGAGCGAGTTGTCGCGTGGCAAACGCTTCGGGTTCGCGTTCCTTTTCAAGCCGAATTTGCTTAACGAGCACCGAATGAACGTATGACGAGACCGTCAGGCCGTGAAAATCGGCTACTCGCTGCAGATCGTCCTTAAATAATGGCGAAATTCGAATATTTAGCCGCGTTTCTTTACTCACAATTACATACATAAAACCGTTCCTCGATAAAAAATGCAATACATTGTCATTTTTCCGCTTGACATTGGGATAACATTCGTCATACGATGTCATTCGTTGGGATAACAACGGAACACGATATGGAAAACACAGAAAAAGAAAGCGGCAAGGTTCAGGTCTCGATGAGACTCGACGCATCGCTCGTCAGCATCGTTTCGGAACTTGCCGAGTCAGATCACAGATCACTGACCAATATGGTCGAAGTGCTTTTGCGGACAAGCCCGCAGATCGCTCAAATCCTCGAAGCCTCTGAAACGGCGGCGGTGACTGCATGAAAACAGAAAACGTATTTGACGATTTCAAGTTTCCGCTCATGTCGCTTGTTCGTCACCGAACGAACAGCACGGGCTGCTTTTATGTCTCGAATCGATTTCTGATGGACGGCAAAATTCACAGTCGCTGGTATGTCGTGCAATGGATCGATGTCCGCGGGAACTACCAACAGACGCATCTTGCTGAGCAGGAACTTGAAGCGGCGGAGCCATTGCCATGATCAAAGGCTATCTGCTCACGCAGGTCAACTGTATCGGGTGCAAGCAAGGGTTGTCGGTTCAGCCGCCGGTGTTTGCACCGACCGAGGAACTGATCTGGGAACAGGCGAAGATGATCCACAAAAGCACGCAGATCATCTGCACAACGCCGCAGCTCCTCGTTGCATACGTCAACGCCATGCACAACATCGGCGAACCAGAACCGGAAGAGGAATTCCCGTCGATCATCACGGGAGCTTAGTTTGACGGGCCGCCTAATTAGGCAAAAGGCAGCGGCCGCGTCAGAAACAAGGAGCGGAGCGGGTTTTGGCGAATTGGTTTCGCTCCTTGGTTATCGATACCTACATACACATATATGGCTAAAGCAAAAGCAAAAAAAGAATTAGAAACCGTTACATCTGAAGAACTTGATGTTGTCGTCGAGCCCGCGGGCGAAGCAATGGACGACGAACCGTCGCAACCCGAGAAAGCAACCATCAATATTCAGTTTCCTGACCGTTGCAGCCGCACAAATCTGAGCATTGATGCTCTCGACAGTCATTCGCGAAATCTCGCGGCAAAGACCTTTCTTTCCGTCGATGGAAAGCTTTTGCTTTGTCGTGCGATCAAGTTCGTCACACAGGGCGGCGAGGACTGTGTGCAGATCACCGTGAGGCCGGAAAGCTTCGAAGTGGTCGGTTAGTTGTCAAAGATCATCGTTCAACAAAACGATCATCGCACGGTTTGGATCGCGAAAAAAGAGTAACTATCAGACGGAAATTACACAAAACGCAACTTTATGAACTTTCCATTTACACAAGCTGAGATCGAGCGGCGTATTGCGGACAAGGTGCCGCATGGGATGCGTCGGGACCTCGATGATCAGGAAATTACCTACAAACACGGTACTTGGATGAATTGATATGACGATCACCGAGCTCATGCGGAGCCCTTACGGGACGACGGACATATATGTTGATTTGCGGCCCTTTCCGTTGAAGGTCGGGGCGAGGTTCAGGGCAGTACATCGTGAGCGTGTGATTGCGAGCCTAGTACCGAAAACAGCCATTTTTTACGGCAAGACGCCGGACGAAGCACGCGAACGAGCCGAGGAATACGACAGAAAGCTAAAGGAAGGACGAAACAATGCAAATGCCGCAATTAAACGACGCGACTAAACGCGACATCGAGACCATCAAGGCCGCAACCGCCGACTTTGTAAAAGACATCCAGTCGCCCTGGTTCTGGATCGGCCTCGCCATCGTCGTCTTTTTCATCGTCGCACCGTTCGTGCTGAATCGGGAGGATCTGCCGTGGTAAAGCAGCCGTTAAAAATCCATTTCTTTCTGGATTCGGTCGAGATCACCGACATCGAGGACGAAACTCAGTTCGCGATGATACCGGACGATACGGCCAAGATCACGCACGAAATGTGGGAAGGCAAATACGAGCTTTTAATGTTTCTGAAAAAGGTCGTGAACCTCGATGAGTAACAAGGAATCACCGGTTGCCGAGATCAATAGGTTGCTTCGGGAAATTCGAAAAGACGCCGCCGAAAAGACGCCGACACAATTGTTGAATGAATGGCTCGAAAGCCGTAATGGAGTATATGACCCCCGACGAAACCATCAATCAGATCCTCGAACGATACACGGTCACGGACCTGATCGAGCAGACGGACGAAGACCTCGAGCGGGGTGACGAGTTGTTTTATAAGGCGGAGACGCCAATCGAGATATTGGCTCAGGGCACGGAAGGGCTGATCGATTGGTGGAAGGTGATGTCGGGCAGCAAATTTTATGAGGTCCGCAGGTTCCGGAATTTTTGCTGGTGTTCGTGCAAGTCGTTCTTTTTCTCGAAAAAGATGTGCAAACACCTTGCCTTGACAACCGGCGTCTATTGCCAGCAATGCCGCGAAATGCGGGCCAAACACGGCAAACTTTGCCACAGCTGCTTTTATACACAGAACGGATTTTTGAAATCGAAATAGGAGATTTATGACAGCAAACACAAATACAGCACTAATAGCTTCGTCGAAGCAAAACGCCATCATCGGCGTCAGTATGCGGGATCTCAGCGACGTCGCGACGCTGATCTTTAATTCAAAGGTTTTCGGCGACCTGCAAACAAAAGAAGCCGCGGCGATCAAGATCATCGCGGGAGCTGAATACGGATTTACGCCGTTTCAGTCGATGTCGATGTTCGACTTCATCCAGGGACGTCCGTCGCTCAACGCTCACGGCAAGGCGACGCTGATCAATTCGTCGGGCGATTTCCGGCTCAAGATCAAGGAACTGACATCGACCAACTGCGTCATCGACGTTTACCGCAAATCCGATCAGGGCGAATGGAAAGTCATCGGCACGAATTCATTCTCGATCGAGGACGCGAAACAAGCCGAACTCACAGGCGGAAAGAATGCACACAGTTGGAAAAAATTCCCCCGAAATATGCTGTTTGCCCGCTGCGTGTCGAATATCTGGCGTTGGGAATGTGCCGAGCTTAACAAACGGCGGTTCAAACCCGAAGAGATCGCCGAGTTTGAGGCTCCGGAACAGCTCGCAGAGGAAACCGAGCCGATCGCCGCCGAACCCGTCGACCGCACGGCATTTGAGAACGCCGAACCGGTCGAAGTGAATCCCGACAACGTCGACGAGGAAACCGGCGAAATCATCGATGCAGAGGAAGTGTAAAGGTTTTCACGCCTCGGCGTGGAAAACGCGGGCTTTATCGCCCGCAAAGAACAAGGGGGAGATGATTTTTTCATCTAATTCGATCTCCGCAACAACTGGAAGGCCGGGGAAGTGACTAACTCGGCCAAAGTTTTTGACAACATTGCGGCCCTTTATTTATTCAGCTCGAGCAGAAACCGTGCTCCGGCCGGCGGACAGAAAGGCAACACAAAGGCTTGAGACTCGCCTTTTTCTACGTACCGCTTTTCAGGCTGACCTAAACTCGAGCGGTCATCTTCGAACGGTTGATGATGCCACGGGGCCGCACCCCTTAAATGTAGTGATGGAGAGGTACAAGAATATGAAAATGACGATGGATCTACAACAAACGCAAAAGGTCAAGCTGTACGACACGCTTTGTCTACGCTGCCACACGCCGCAAAAACTGAACGACGACGGCCACTGCACCCGCTGCGAATCGCTGCCGCGTCACACGCTCGCCCGCATCGAGGAACGCACTAATGACCGACAGATCTTGCTAATGGTCATCCTCATCGCCGCCGTTCTATCAGCTTTCGGTTGGGCGATGCAGACGTTGTTCGGAGGTGTGAAGTGATCCAGACAAGTTTATTCGAATCAATGCCGGTCGCTCCGCCGATGCCGATGGCTTCGTCGCACCCTCGGACGGAGCAGATCGAGCGGGCTTTTGAGCGGGCTTCGGAATTCATGGTCGAGCATTATGAGCAGATCATGCAGACAGTTGGCAGGGTTCGCGACGATTTCACGGCGGGCGACATAACCGAACGTTACGAGCAACGCCACGGCAAGCTATCAGACCACGACAAGAAAGCCCTCGGCGGCGTTTACCAACGCCTGCTAAAACGCGGCGTCATCGAGAAAACCGGCAAACACCGTGCCCGCAACCAGGGCAATCTATGTGCGGTCTACAAGCTGATCGAACGGACATGAACATCACCGAAGCCGCGATCGCCGACATGATGAACACCGCCTTTCACGTTTTTGGCGGCGTCGGCCCGGTCGGGACGGTGATATTGAGAAACCGGCAACAACGAGGCAGTGAGCCGACGACACGCTGCGACCTGGGTTTTGGGCTTTTTATATTGAATTCGGACCGGGCGGGAACACACGCCCGTTCTGACACAAAGGAAACTGAATGAATGTTTACATCGCAGGCAAGATCACAGGACTCGACCCGGCAGAAGCCGAACGGCTATTCGCCGAAGCCGAAACCGCTATCGAAAAAGCAGGCCACACGCCGCTAAATCCGCTGCGGCTCGTCGATCAGGCTCCGGGACGGCATTACAACGAATACCTCGCCGACGCCCTGAACATCATGCTCAAACAGGGCGAGGCGGTTTTGTTCCTCAAAGGCTGGAATTTCAGCAAGGGAGCGTTTATTGAGCACGAGGTCGCAGGCGTTCTGGACATGCCGCGATATTTCGAGCTGATTGAACTCCCGATCGGCAGCGACTGGCCGGAGCGGGCGGAATGAGACACGCAGCCCGCAAAGACCAAAACCATCGCTCGATCGTCGCCTATCTCAGACAGCACGGCGTTTACGTCCAAGACCTGTCGAACGCGGGCAAGGTTCCGGATCTGCTTTTGAGCTATCGCGGTCAAAACCGCTGGTGTGAACTAAAGACACCCGGACGCAAAGCGATGTACACGGCAGACCAATTGAAAACGATCTCAGAAACGCCGATGGACGCGGCTTTTATCGACAGCCCGGAATCGGCTCTTGAGTACGCAATAAGCGGCGACGGGAAGTTGTCACAAAAGCAGAAAGACGCAATCGCCGGACTGCTTATCAGGAATCCGGGGAAACGGGCTTTTACGGTGGGACAGATCGAGGGAACGCTTGAGATCGAAGAAAAGATCGCAATGGGCACAAAGATGGATATTAAGACGCTTGATGTTTTAAGAGGGAAATAAATGGCTAGATTTGCTATAATAAATGCGAACCGAACAGGTGCTACCAACACCTATCCGGCTCTAACCAAATCAACCTTAGTGGAGGTCGCTATGGCTAAACAAAGCCTACCAAATTCTATTTCCATCGACAATTTAACCTTTGGCGAAATGCCGAAACACCCGCTGTTTGTAGACCGAACCGGCTGGCGTGTCGGGAGTTTAACATTGCTTGGCTTTCATAAGCTAAAAGGTAACAGCATAGCTTACTGGTATTGCCAATGTGACTGCGGAAACATCGTTTCGATCCGTTGGGCAAATATCCAATCAGGCGATACCAAAACGTGCGGATGTTCTGGCCCTGCGAGTAAAACGCACGGGATGTCAGGAACTCGGGTATATCTCATTTGGTGCAATATGCGGAATCGTTGCACGAACCCGAAGCGAAATAATTATTCAGACTATGGCGGTCGAGGTATAACGTTCTGTGAACGTTGGGCATCATTCGACAATTTTCTCGCGGATATGGGCGAGCCGCCATCAGACCAACACTCCTTAGACCGCATTGACAGCAACGGGAATTACGAGCCATCGAATTGCCGATGGGCTACGACATCCGAACAGCTTAACAACAAACGCACAACTCGCTGGATTGAGATAAATGGACGAACACAGTCGCTCGCTCAGTGGTGTCGAGAGTTTGGCTTAAACAGCGGCTCAGTTCGAGGGAAGCTGCGACGCGGAGCCACAGTCGAAGAAGCGTTTGGAATCGAGAGAGTCGCTTAGAGTGGCCCGATGAGGCGGCGGGATATATTTTATGACAATCTCAGGAATCAATTTAACAGGAATCGTGAACGAGGAGCTTTGCAAGAACGCGAATGTTGAGGAT